ATCATCATACTTACTATATAATTCATTTGATTTTTCTTTTGCTGTCATTCGTTTCCTTTTTTAATTAAGTAATACCATAAAGATATTAATTTTTCTCTAATAAATTCATAAGCTATTAATACTAAAATATATTTCATAACTATTTCTTTTTAAATTGTTCAAATAAATTTTTAACTCCTTTGGAATGTGCTAATAGCGTATGTTTAAATATAAACTCTCCAAATGATATCATTTCTTCCTCACTATAACTTTTTTCTTGTTGCCATTTAGCACCATTTATAAAAGCATTTTTACAAACCCTTCTTGGATGTGCAATACCAAATTCAAAACTATTTACATAATTTTCAGCAACTTCTTCAAGTGTTTCTTGTTTAGAAGTTTCTTTACCAATATAATCAGTTACAGCATCAATGTCTCTTTGATTAAAAATGTCTTCTTCAGTTAAAACTCTCTTACCCCAAGTTTCAGGATTACCTATTGCAGATTCATCATTATCAAATCTTTCAGAATACTTTTCATATCTTTCAGCAGCAGCTTTAAATGTTTTTTGTTTCATAAGTTCACTTGTATTTTCATTATTGGACAACTCATTTTGTGATTATCATTTTCTAAATTGCAATATCTACATTTTCCATTTGCCCAAAACATATCACAATTATCTGCATCACTTTCTCTATTAAACATTCCATAAGATTGCCAATATTCTGATGCTGGTGCTGTAAACCTATAACAATAATCTTTTGATGGACATAAACTATCACTACATTTTGCTATATCTGCCATAATTAAAATTTTATATCTATTATTACTAATATGAATGCTATTGATATTTCATTACTACCAATTACAATTCCTAAACTAAATCTGTCTGTGTAACTTGTTTGTATTTTCATCTTATTAAAGTTTAATGTTTCTATTCATTTTATATACTGCTTGTAACCTTTCTATAATTATTTCTTGTTGTTCTTTACCTTCTGTTTCTATTAGTAATTGTTGTATGTTGTTTACTATGTTGTAATTGTTTTTTGATGTTTGTAGTTTTATAATCTTTTCTTGCAAGTTTATATTCTCATCAGTTAGTTTCATTATTTCTATTTGTAAACTTTGTATCATTTCATCTTTATTCTTTTCTAATATTTGTTCATCAGATGTATAGTTTAATCTTTGCAGTATTTCTTTTCTAAATAGTTTTAATGTTGGATTAAACTTTTCAAACATTTCATAATTCTTTAATGAATGTAATACTGTTGCGTGGTCTTTTCCTACTGAAGCACCAATAGATTTTAATGATTTCTTTTTATCTATTTGCTTCAATACTTTATAGTAGATTGCACGTGCTTCTATTGTTTCTCTTTTACGTGTTACTTCATTTATATCTATACCTGTTATTTCTTGTATTGCTTTTTTTAATTGTAATGTTATTTGCGTTTCCATCTTATTTTTATTTTTTGTTTTTTACTTTGTTTTATTAATTCTGTTAGTATGTTAAATAATACTATTTCTAATGCTAAATATATTCCCTGACATTCTTCATATAATTCTTCAGCTTCATATTCTTTTAATATATCCCTTATTTGTTTAATAGAAGTACCTTGTTCTATTTCATATAAGGTAATATTATAGTGTTCTGTTGCTATATCATTCATTTTAAAACATTGATATTTGATTTTGTGCTACATCTTTGTAAACTTCAGTTTTAAACTTTATTATTGAACTATCATCATTTGAAATTTCACCAATATATTTATAACTGTAACTTGGTCTTTCAATCATTTTTCTACCACTTGAATCCTGTCCAGGTATTTTTAAATTTGAAGAAGTTGCAATCCAATTTTTATCTTTTGCTAAAGCTAATCCTAAAGCTGGTGACATTGTTCTAATATACATTGTACTTTCTTCTTTAGCATATAATGAAGATATATAATTTAAAATGCTTTTACCTAATCCTAAACCTTGAAAATCTGGTAATACTACTATTCTACTAATTCTTCTTGTTTTTTCATCACCTACACCAGGAAAAGGTAATACACCTATAAAACAAATTGGTTGTTCATTCCATAAAACTAAATAATTATTAGCAGCTTTATTTAAATCTTCAGTTAAATAATGATGTTGTTTGAATAAGTTCCAAGTTTCATATCTACATCGAACAATCTGAAGTTCAATTTTTGGTTGCCGAAGTGATGGCGCTATTTCAAGACGCCCTTTAGATGGTGAATATATCCAATCAGGTTGTAACCATTCCATAATATCAAAGTGACAAGAAGCAAGTACAATTTTTTTATTAGTTCGTCTAATATACTTTTGTAAAGCATTAGACATAGCTTTAGCAACATCTCTATCCACTACTGATGTATATTCATCAATCAATATAACTTCATTTTCTGATGCACTTCCTACAATATAAGCTAAATTTGCTCTGTATTGTTCACCATTTGATAAAGTATTGAATGGTCGTAACCAAGTTGGAACAGAACTTAAACCCATAGCTGATAATAAAAATGTAGCATCTTTAGGTTCTAACCAATCAAAGTTACTGATTAAAGATTTAGAATTATCAAAATATGATTTATCCATTTCTTTTTTAAAATAGTTTTTTAATATAGTAGTTTTACCAGTACCAGAACCACCATAAACAACACCTATATTCCATTCTTTAGGTAAATGTTCTAAATTAGCTTCAACAATTACATTTGATTGTTCTTTGTTTTGTATATCAAATGCTTCATAAATATATTCTGTATACTTATCATTGTTTATTTTATGTGTTAAATTTATTTTCATATCTTATAATATTCCTCTTAATACATATTGATTTAAATCCATATCTTCTTCACCAAAGAAATATTTATAGTTAGATATTGCTTGTTCTAACTTTGCTTCACCTTTAGCATAAAATTCATCACTACATTCAAAGATTGCTATATCTAAACTTCCTTTGTCTATTGCAACAAAAAGAAAGTCATCAACATTAAACATCTTTTTATATAAATATGCTTGTAAATCATAGCTATATTTATCAGCACTATATCTAAAATCCTTAACACCTGTTGTAGTTTTTAAATCTATAATCATATTTGGCTTTAAAATATCTGCTTTTGCTCTAAATGGTATTCCATCAATCATTTCAATAGCTGGTATTTCTGTTTGTGATTTACTCATTAAAGATACAACTTCATTATTTTTCATAAGTGCATCAGTTAAACGTTCTGCATCTTGATATTCTTTTCTTGTGTAAACTTCTAAACCTTGTTCTTTTGCAAGTTTATATTCTTTTCCAGCTTTAGTTGCTACATCTACAATTACTAAATCATTTAACTTATGTGGTTCTAATATCATTGTATGGAATAGTTTACCATCCCTTAATGCTTGGCTTTCATCAGAACCATATTGTGTTACATATTTATAAGTTTTAGGTGAAGATATTAGCATCTTTGCTGATGAACTACTTAAAGCATTTTTACCTAAATATCCATAATAAAAACTATCATCATACATATTGTCTAATAGTTCTTGTTTATCCCATTGTTTGTTGTCAAAAGTTGTTATCATATTATCTAATTTTAATGTTGTTTAATAAATCATAAGTGTTATCCATATCTAATACTTCTCTAATTTGTTGTGCATAGTTATCTGATGCATTCCATTCGTTAATTAAATCTTTTTTAATTGATTTGATTAAAGTTGTTTGATATATGTTATCTTCACTTTGTAAATCTAAAAGTATATCTAATTTTCTAATAATTTCTATTTTCATAATTTTATAATTGCTATTGTTAATAATACTAATGCTGCTACTATTGCAGCTATTAAAATTCTTGTTGCTTGTTTTAATACAAAGTCTAATTCTTTTTTATCTGCTGGTGTCATACTAAATTACGTTTAAAAGGATTAATGAACCAGTGAAAAATACAACCCATAATAATAATGCTAATGCAAATTCTTTTAATAATGTTTTCATAATGTTTGTTTTTTAAATTGTTAATTGTTTAGCAAATATAAACAAGTTATTAATATAAAAGTGTTAATGAAATGTTAAAGTTTTAAAATAAAAAAGGATAGCTGTTAAACTATCCCTGATTTGTGATTTGCAAATCGCAATTTGTGTTGTATTGCTCTAATCTTATCATTTATCTTTTCATCATTTAAACCTTTTAAATATAATGAATTTCTTTTTTTAATTAAATAGTTTAAAGTATATTCTAATTCTAATGCATCAAATGTTATTTGTTGTTCTCTATCCATTGTTCTTGTTCTTTTCTTAAATGTTGTAATTCTCTTTCTAAATAATCTATTGCTTTTTCCAAGTCTTTTATATGTGTGCCTTTGTGTTTTGCCCTTGCTACATATTTAATTACATTTCCTTCATTAAAGTTCAAATCATAGTCTTTAATAAAATCTATAACATCATAGTTCTTTTTATTGTCATAATGTGTTGGTGTCATTTTGTAAATCTTTTAGCGTGAAACTTATATAATTCCATTGTTTTTTTTAATCCTTCATATTCTGTAAATTCTACATTTACATTATTTTCTTTATAATAAAATATTTCATTGTAGTTGCTTATTTGATATTTTATAATATTATATCTGTTTGCAGTTTTTGCTTGTTTAATAACATAAGCTAAATCATTTTTCCAACATACTGCCATTGCTTTTATATCTTCTTCAGTTGGTGAAAACTTTTCTTCTTTAACTTTAGCCATCTATTCTTAAAAATTCAGCATCAGCATATTCTAAAAACCATTCTTTGTTTTCTTTGTATTTATCAACTACTGCATCAATCATAACTATTTCATCTATTGTTGATGTTTGAAGTTTAGTTATTACATTTTCTATTGACCTTAATATGTTTGTAGTCATTTCTGGGTCTGTTTTATAAACCTTTGTGTATTCTTCAAACACTATTTGTTCAAGTTCTTTATTAAGTCTATTAATTAAGTTCTTAATAGTTTGCCTGTATTGTGTTGTAAAGATTAAACTTTCATTTGCTTCTAATAAAAGTTGAGCAAGTAATACAGATTTTAAGTATTCTAATTGTATTGGATTGTCTTTCATAATTGTTTTATTTTATAAAATTGTATATATTGTTTTGGTATATCTATAAATTCTTCTTCAAATTCATATTCTTTTCCTTTTGCACAAATTTGATTTATTATATTGTCTTTAAATTTAGTTAAAATATCTTTTTTAATTATAGCTAATTCTTCATAATTATTTCCCCATATAAAATAAAAATCGCATTCAGTATTTTTTTTTCTAATTGGTATGTGAACTGTATTAAATTTATTTTTTATATTTTCAAAACCACCTCTAAATTCATTTTCAATTTTAATTATATTTCCAGATAAATTTTTAAAAGCTAAATCATATTTTTTATAATATTCTGTATTAATATCACCAATTAGATTATAACCTTTTTTAATCATTAAATTAACTGTTGCTAATTTGCAATTCATATCATATTCATCATAAGCTAATTTATTAAATTGTCTTTTACTCATAATTCTTATAATTTGTTATTTCTGTTACTGGTATTAATACTGCTAAAGATGTATTATTATCACCCATTGCTTTTATTTTACCCATTTTAAAATATTTATCAAATATTGTTTTTAAACGTTTTGTTTCTATAATTAAAATTATATCATCATTGAATTTTCCAGAAAATATAAAAACCCAATATTCAGCTAAACTTTTATTAATTCCAGAAGGTTTACCCCTACTTTCATATTCTATTGCAATATTACCACTTCTATAAATCCAATTATCACGTTTAACTTCTATTGTTTTATCAGTAAATATACTTGCAATAAGTTCTTCACCTATTTTACCAAACTTTAAATCATATTTAAAATCATTATTAAATTTCATCTAATTGATATGTATCATAAACTTTGCGTAAATCACTTAAAATAGTTCTCCAGCAACTTGAACAATTACTACTTTCTAACTTTTCATTAAATACATTTAAGTAAATATCTTTAATTGTGTGCTGCTGTTTTGGTGTTAATTGATTTGTTCTATTGTCGTATAATACTTTTAAAAACAAATATTCATCTTCTTTTAAGCAGTTTACATTTCTACGATATGAAATTAAATTGTTTAGTTTTGCTTTTCTTTCTTCACAACCACAATCTATTCCTGTAACTTTGCTAAATAATTCAACTGCTGCTTTAATACCAGTTGCTTCTGTGATTTGTTCAATAGTATCACCTAATCCTGTTGCTTTCTTTTTTCTTCCCATTAGTATATGTTGTTATAATCGTTATTAATATAATCTTGGTAATCATTCATAAACTTTGTGTTTAATACTTCTTTGTAGTTTTTAATTGAATGAAATATAGATATTAAACTAATATTAGTTTCTTTTGCAATATCTCTCATACTCATATCTGTATCACGATACAATTTAAATAGCTTTTTATCATACCAATGCCAGTTATCAATTTCTTCATCAATCATTAAACAAATATCATTATATGCTTTATGTTCATCTATATTGCTATTGTCTGATAAATTAAACAAAGTATCTATTCCTATTTTATCAATCTTATTACGTTTGTTTAAATACTGAAAACATAAACTTTTAATAGTAAAAAACACATAACCTTTTCTAACATTACCTTTTGCATCAATTATCTTTTCAGCATCAGCATATTTAAATAAAGCAATATAAACTTCCTGAACAATATCTTCAGCATAATCATCTACTTTATAAAGGTTAGCAATTTTGACCCATTCTTTGTGATGTTGGGCAACCTGTTCTAACCATTTATTTGTAGACAATTCCATACTAATACATTTTAATTGTTACTATACCAGTTTTTGGTATTGGTGCTTCTTTTACTTTAATCTTTAAATCCACTTCTGTTAATTCTGTATCTAATTTTAATATTGAATTAAAAGCATTTTGTATTTCATTCCAATTTGCTTGGTTATCCAATTCGTTCAATTCATACAAATATTCTAATTTATTTTTCAAATCTTTGAAATAACTTATTAACATTGAATTATCTGAATTTAAAACTAACATTCTTGATGCAGATGTTAGTAATTCTTCTATGTGATGTTTCATTGTGTCTTTCATAATAATTCTAATTGATTTGTTTTATTTTCTTTTTGTAATCCTAAAGCAATCTGAAATATAGTTTTACCAGCTTCATAGTCTACTAAATTACGAGCAATTTTAATCATACTTTGTTTTCCTTTATATATTGAAATATCTATTTCGTGAAATTTACAAAGTTCTTTTAATTCATTTTTTGCTTGACAAAGACCATCAAAATGTCTGCTATTAATATTTAAAGGTAAATTAAAATTTGTCCAATATAAATGCCTATCTCTTTTTTTAGCTGATATTAATGGTTCATAATATGGTATTACATTTTCAACAACCCATTTACCAGTTTTATAATAATGTTTTAAAAACAATATTTCTTCATATAATTTCATATCTGCATAAATTGCTTCTGTTGTAGTATCGTAATTTGAACTACTCCAATATCTTGCCCTACTATGTGATGGACAAGGTGGTGAACTCCATATAAAATCAAATTCTTTATAATGCTCTAATAAATACTGATGTGCATCAGCAACTATTACTATATCATTTATAAATCTTTCTTGATATAATTTAGATAATTCTTCATCTAATTCAACTGCTGTAACTTCTAATTCTATATTAGCTTGTTCTGCTACTTCATTCCATTTATATCTATTGCCACCTAAACAAGCATATAGATTTAATACTTTATATTTTTTCATTAGAATATATCTTTTAATGGGTCATAAAACGCACCTTCTACTTGTGGCAATCCAAAGTTGTTTACTTTAAAATTAAAATCTTCAAATGGTGCATTTCTACTTCTTTTACAACTTACTTTTACTAATCCTTTATTAACTGTATTTAATTCTAAACTAATTTGTGTTTCTGTTTTCTTTTCCAAGAATGAACCTAAATGACCTGTTGGTTTATCAGTTCCAAAATTTGAATGAATAACAGTTACAATATGACAATCTAATTCTTTTGTCCATTTCATTAGCTTTTGCACTACATTATTACTTTCTTCAATATTGTTTACATCACTACATAAATCAGCTACGCCATCAATAATAACTAAACCTATATTTTTACCTTCTAATCTGTCATAAAGATAGTGTTCTATAATTTCTATTCTGTCATTAAAGCTATATTGTCTTAATGCTAATGTATGGTATTTATCTATATTCTTTAATCCAGCCATTTCTAATGGTCTTTTAAATACCATTTGTGCGTGAAAATTACCTTGTTCAGTATCAAAATGTATTAAGTGTTTATCATTTCTATTTGCTTTTAAATCACCACAAAATTGTGGTAAATCTTCTGCTAAATAAATAGCTGATAATAATGATACAAAAAATGTTTTTTTACTTTTAGGTGGTGCTTGTACAAAACTAAAGTTACCATAAGTTCCTAATGGTACTGGAAATATAATTTCACCATCTTTACTTTCATAACTTTTAACACCGAATGATATTGCTGGTTTTGGATGTTCTATTTTTTCTAATGGATTTAATATAGCTTCATCAACTATAAATTCCATCATTAAACGTTTTTCTTGTTTTTGTTCTTTTGTCATTGTTTTTGTTAAAAAAGGGCAGCGTTTAAACTGCCCAATTAAATTTAAAATGGTAAATCACTTTCAACTGATGCAGTTACTTTGTCTTTTTTAGGTGCTGTTTTAATTTCACCATTTGTCCATACTACATTACCATTTCCTAAATAAACTTTAGGTTTCTTTGCTTCACGTTCTTCTTGTGTTTGACTATCAGTTAAAGAAACGTTTTGACCAAACTGATTAGCTTCATCATTTACCCCAACTGTGAAATTGTAGTATACTGCGCCATCTTTACCTGATACAAATTTTTCTTTTGGTAATTTGTCTACTCTTAAACTTACATTAATAATTGCACTCATATTTTTTATATTTAAAATTTGCTTACTCTATATAGTTTTCAGCTTCCCTATTTTACTTTCAACAATTCATCTTTAACTGCTTTTGCTAATTTATATTTATTTTCAATAGTTGCAATATTACCACCATTTTTTAAATATTCAATAGCTTTGTTAAATTCTGGTGTGTTTTTATTTAACCATTTTAATTCTTCTTCTGCTTTTACTTCTTTATCGTGTTTATTAGTTGCATCAGCATCTTGTGTATCATCAATTAAAAGTAAGTTACCTAATGCGTATTTTTTAGCATAAGAAGAAGCAGAACCAAATTGTTGTGGTACTTGCATTCCTTTTTGATTTAAATCAACACCTACTATTGCAGTAGCTATTATTTCATTAACACCATTATTATCTAACATACAAGCACTTGAATTAATAATTGGTGGATTAACATTTATAATATCTTCTCTAATTACAAATGATACTTGGTATTTTTCATTAAATGGTTTTAATGCTTCTAATATATCTTCAGCACTTCTAAAATTGTATTTACCAAAACTATTAAATTTTGATTTGTTTGCTTTAAATTCTTTTTGAATTAAAGATAGTTTTTGATTTAAGTTTAAATCTTTCATTTTACTTTGTTTTTAAATTGTATAATTCTTTTTTAATAATTGTTTTGTACTCTTTTGGGCATTGTTCATCTGCTAATTCAAAGCAATAAGTTTCTAATGTACTTAATAAACTTTCTAATTCGCAAATCTTACTTTGCATTGTTTCAATTCTAAATCTGTTGTAGTCTAATAAATCTTTCATTGTTATTTGTTTTTTAATTATGGTACAAATCTAACTATTAAATTAATACAAAAATAAACTTTAACATTTCTTTAACTTTTATACAAAAAAAAGAGTGGCTATAAAACCACTCCTTCTTGACAAAAACAATTTAAAAAACATTATGTAAATTTATGCAAGATATTTACCTGTTGTTTATAGTAATCAATCATATCAATTAATTCTACATCAGCAAATTTAAATATTTGTTTTGATTTTAAATAAAGTTCTTCTGATAACTTATTACCAAGATATAAACTATATTTATATTGTTCACCCGCCTTGAAAACGTTGCAACCCATACATTGAACCTGGCAATTATCTTCATCCCATCTTGTTGAGTAATTTGCTCTACTCATAAAATGGCCGTTCTGCATCTTTTTCCAATGGTCTTTTTTGCCACAAGTAACACATTCAGCTATTTCATTTTTTGCATATCTTAAACGAATATACTGGCTAAAAATTGTATCTAATTCTTTTATTAGATTTTTCCTTAAAGGTTTCTTTGCTACTTTTGTCATATAACGTATTTTAGATATGATTTAAACAAAGATAATTGATTTTAAGTATACTTATATACCTTGACTAAAAATTGTGTCTTAAAAACGTTTATTTTCTTTATTTTTAATTTCTTAATAATATATATATTAATATAAATAACTTATTTAGTTCAAAGAATATTATAATTTAATATATATTTATTTATTTAGTTCAAAGAATATTATAATAAATAATAATTTTAAAATATTAAATCTATATTTCAAATA